GTTCATCCGCCGCCAGAATGTTTCCTCGCTCTGGTGGCAGTCGAACAGCCAGATACTGAGAAACCGGGCGAAGTCAATCGCATCCGACTCCGCCCGGTCTTTCAGTTTCCCGAGTTTCCGGGCCCGGCCTGATTCTCGGTTGTGTCCGCTGTGGGCACGTTTTCGTTGTCATCCGACGGCGGGACGATCGCTCTGGTCACCAGAGACATGATCTCCGCCTTCGGGATCTGTCGGGGGCTGAGCTTTCGGCCGACCTGTTTCGCTGTCCAGCGCTCCGGCCAGCCCTGCTCGTCAGCGTAATCGTTCAGCATCGCAGCGAGAAACTCCGTCACGCTCTTCAGCGGGTTCTTCCCGTCGAGCGCTTCGCCGATGCTGCCGCCGTATGCCTCCTGCACGTCCGCCAGCACGTTCATGTTGCAGCGGAGCAGGTACCGTTTCCCGTCAAACTCGAACGGGACTTCCTCAAGCCGGATATCCCTCATGATGTCGCGAGCACCACGTCGATCCAGGCTTTCGCCTCGGCCTCAGTGTCGCAGATCACGCTCTCCAGGAGAGCCTTGTCGGACGCGTCGGACGCGAGGAATTCGCCGGTGGTTGTCGGGGTCTGGAAGGTGATACCGTCGCCGGCGGTCTGGAAGTTCTCGCTGGGCGGTCCGAAGAGGGCCTTCGGGACATATACAGCGGTGTATTTCTCCACACCGTCGATCATGTCGGGAGCATAGAAAGCCACACCGACATAGGATCCTGTGGAATTGGCTCCCAGCTGCAGGCCGGTGACGGCCTCCGTCACTTCGGTGGTGCCCACCGGATAGGTGACGTTTCTGGTCTTTTCAACGGAACCGAACATCAGCTTCTGCGCCGCGTCCGGGATATATTTCGTGCCCAGGGTGATCGTGCCGCCGACCGCTTTCCGCATATACTCGGCGAGCGCGCTCTCGGCATACAGTCTGCCCTCGGCATAACGCAGCTCGAGGACTGCCGTCATGGCATCCCCGGCCGACTGTTTGTTGGTGTAGGAAACAGTTCCGTTGTTGTTGATGTATTTGGCGACTTTAATGCCGCGCAGATCAAACTTGGGCATAATGTTCCTCCTTAACGACTAAACTCATTCTCGATCCAGTCTCCGATGACCTTCGCCCCCGGATCTGTGATCGCCTTCTCATTTTTGGTCATTGCCGTCCCGATGAACGGCCGGGCCGGCTGGCCCTGCTTTCCGAATTCATTGATAAATGCGACCTCGGCGTTCCGGACCTTTTTCCCGTTCCGTATACGGTTCCCGGAGAAGGTGATGTCCTGATGGCCGCCGTCGTCGTCCTGCTTTGCTTTCACGGGTTTGATGGTGTCCAGGATATGGACATCACTTTCCGGATCCCGGACGCCCATGCTCTCACCCTGGGCCTTGACCTTATCGGCTGCCACTTCAGCCATGCCGTTCAGCGCTTCTTCGGAGACGGACCATGGGATGTTCCCGATCCGCCCGAAGGCAGCGCTCAGCTCGTCCAGGCCGGAGACGCTAAAGTAAGCCATACATCCCGCCCCCGTCCGCATATTCGAACTCGAGGACCCAGTGCTGGCCTTCTTCGTTCGAGGCGTCGGTCAGGCTCGGCCAGGTGAACCCGGCGTCGACAATGGCCCTCTCGGCCGCCACAAGCCTCTCACGCGGGTTGTGACCGTGGGGGCAGTAGTAATGAGCCTGAACCAGATATCGTGCGGCGTTGGGCCTGCCTTCGGCCCAGAGCGCGTTAATCACGGAATAGTTCCAGACAAAATACTCCGTACCCTCGCCGGTGAAGACGTGAGGAAAGACCGCACCCGGCAGGACGCCTGTCAGCGCCGTCTGCAGTTTTTCGGACATGGGTGTCTGGCTCATCTCCACACCTCCTCACAGCTGAGCAGCAGAGTGCCGCGGCCCGTGCGCGAGATTTTCGTGATCTCGTACTGAACGTCCCGGTATTCGAGGATATCCTCGCCCCGGTAGTCGCCCTCCCAGATCTCGGCGGTCGTTTTGGCTCGCATGGCCTGCTTACCGTCCTCGCCGATCTTCTCGAAGGTGACGCCGGCAGGCAGGATCGCCTGCACGACGGTCCCGTCGGTGATCGACGTGCCCGGATAACCGGAGGCATCCTGGCGGATGATCCGGCTCCGCAGTCTGACCGCATCCCGCCACAGGCTGTCGATATCCGGCGCCTCGGTGCTGTAGAGCTCCACGGCGACCTTTTTGTTCCAGGGCCCGGGGATCAGTTCGCTGATCCCTTCGGTCGGGATCCCGATCACGCTCCAGGTGTGTCCCCAGAACTGGACCAGCTGGCCCTCCCAGCGGTGTTTGTCCGCTTTCGGGATGGCCAGATGGTACAGGGCCCGGTGTCCTTCCGGCAGCGCGGCCTGCGTGCTGTCGACCTCCGAAGTGGGGGCGACGAGCACGTTGTCGACCGTGACGGAAGTCCAGACCGGCGTGGATCCGGCGCGGCTCAGCTGCAGCAGTGTGACGCTGATGCCTCTGATCATACCGGCGCCACCTCCGCGAGATCCTCCACCGGGCTGCGGCTCCCCACGGATCCGAAATGCCCGAGGATCTGCTTGTCCTGTTTCGCCAGGTACAGCTCCCCGACGGATCCGTTGGAGAAGGTCCAGCTCTGCTGATAGCCGAGGGCGCTCATCTGACCCTGCGTCGCGCCGACCGGCACGGTGCCGGAGCCTCCGTCTCCGAGAGCGCGGATCACCATCCGGCAGGAGACGACCAGCTTCTGTGCGGCCGGTGCTTCCGGAGCGAAACCGTCGATGATGACGGCCGCGTCCTGCAGCAGGGTCGTGCAGACGGTCTGCTCACTGTCCTCCAGACTGCGCGTCATGCGGTCCTGGACATCTTGTACGCTTGCGTAGGTGGTGGGTTCCTCGGCCATAGTTTCACCTCATTTCACGCTCTTGGGTCTCCCGGGCTTTCTCCGGGGCTTTTCAGCCGGGGCGGTATCCGGATCGGACACCGCCGGCTCTTCGGGTTTCGGCGGCAGCGGCGGGGGAGGCGGGAGCCGGTGGCCTCTTTCGAGGTATTCGTCCAGCCGGCTCTCATGCACCCAGAAGCTGTCACCGGTGTCCCGGTGAATCAGCCGGATCATCAGGACAGAGGCACGGCGCCGGTCAGGAGGTTGAAGCAGCTCGTGTCGGCGCGGAAGCCGAGTTCGATCTCGGCGCGGACCGCGAACATGTTGTGCTCCCACAGGTTGACCTGAGTACTGTTGATGGTGAGACCCGTCTGATCCGCGACGCGGATCTGGACGCCCTCGACCGTGCCATACATGGCCTGGGTCCAGTCGCCGGCCACACCGACGATGGCGGGAGTGCCGGACTCACTGGTGCTGGCGGGTGCGGCGCCGGCCTTGTACATGCCGCGGCTCTCATAAGTGCGGGCACCCAGAACGCGCGGGATGCCGTTCTCAGAGACGTCGGGAACGAAGATCGGACGGCCGGTGCTGTCCACGTCGCCCAGGAGAATGCCCTTGGCGGACGGAGAGATGGCGAAGCCGTCGAGGTTGCCCTTGTGCTCGGCGATGTCGGTCAGGGCAGCGACCAGGCCGCCGTAGACGGTGTGATCACCGGATTTGATCAGGCTCTGTGCGGTGCACAGGGCAAAGTTGTCGAAGTTCTCCCCCGGTTTTTCGACAGCGCCGATGACGGTCTGGTCGAACTGTTCGGCAAGGGCCAGCGGCAGGCGATCGACCAGCGCGTTATACAGCGCAGCAAGATCGCGGCGGAACTCGTCGGAGAAGGGGACGATGACGGCCAGTTTGTAGGCCTGCATGATCTTGGAGCTGAGGCCCGGGGTGGAGACGGGCTTCGCGCCGGTCTCGGCGACCCATGCGGCCTGCGGATCGGAGGTGATCACGGGGATGGTCACTCCGGCACCGGGCAGCTCGATCTGACGGGCGAGGCGCATGATGGCGCTGGCCTGCTGGGTCTTCTGAAGGATTTCCTGCGCGAGTTCGGTCGGCAGGGAGGTGTTGGTTCTGTTGATGGCAATTCCGCTGGACATGATAAAGTCCTCCTTTTGTTAATTTTAGAGAATGCCCTCCATCCATTTCGCGAATTTTTCGCCGGATGAAAGGTTCGGCAGGGTATGCGGTTCGCCGCCGTCGGGCACCTTCGGGTAGCCAAGACTGTTGGCGAAGTTGAGGATGGCGTCCGCCTGCTGTGCACAGGCTTCCTCGGTTTCTCCGGTCAGGAGACTGATCGGGATCTTCTTTTCGCCCGAGACCTTCTCGCGGATCCCGCGGATCTCGTTGTTCCTGTTGAGGCTTTCAATCTCGGCCTGGAGTCTTGCGATCTCCTCGTCGGCCTGTTTCTTCGCGGTCTTCGCGGAGTTGACGCTGTCCAGGTTTTTCTTCATGGCCTCGATCTGATCTTTCAGACCCTGCAGCTCGCCTTTTGCGGCGTTCACGTCCGCGCCGGCGAGATCCATGATCCTGTCGATCTGTTCTTTGCTTGCGTCAGGGAAGAGCTCGGTGATGTCTGTGCGTTTCATGCGGATGATCCTTTCGTTCCTCTACGCTTTTTACGGGGTCGCATCCCTCGAGGCTGCGTTTTTTACGACCCGCCGGTCAGATTTTTGGTTATCAGAGCGCCCATGGCGGGCGGGGTCTGCTTAAAAAGGTTTCGGATCCGGCGCCGACGGGACGTCGGCGTCGATCTGGAGGGCGTGCCGGCCGGTAAACTCTTCGGCCGCGGTGGTCCCGTGTTCCCGCTT